CTTGTACACGTCGAACCCGGCGATATCGATGCCGAGACGGGCGCGCTCGTAGGCGTTCTGGACTTCGCCGCTGAACGTGCCGCGCTTGGCGAGATCGCCCGCCATCAGGTTGGCGTTGCGAGGCGAAGCGAAATAGAAGCGGTTATCGGCGGGAACTCCGATTTCCGTCATCAGCGCATCGCACAGCGAAACGTCGTCGTAGCCGGTGGCCGCGACCGTGCGCTTGGAAACGAGCGTGCCCTGCAAGGCTACGGTGTTGTAGAGCGCAAGGTTCGCATCGCTCGCCAGCTTGACCTTCGCCGACTGCGCCTTGTTCTTCATATAGCGCTCGTTGCGCAGGTTCTTGGACGACAGCTTGATCGGGACCGACTTGTGATAGCCGATGGTCGCCGGGACCGAGAGCTCGGTCGCATCCGCGAAGTTGGCGGTCTGGTCGAAACCATCGAACGATGCGGAGATCAGTGGGGCCGGGAGCCACACGCGGTCGCCCTGGTGGTCGGTGTTGTCAGAACCGGCGAGGATCATGTCGACCTCGGCGGCCTTGGAGATGACGAGCATATCGTCGAAGCCTTCGACGACGTGATCGAATGCGATCTTTTCTTCGCGGGAGAAAGCAGTTGCCATTGGATAAGTCCTTGAAGCGAGAGGTTGCGGTTGCCTCGGCGCTGGGCCGGTCATCTCGCCGCTTGGGGACTCTCCTGTCGCAGCCGGAGGAAGCTGTTGCGGCTATGATCGAAAGATATGCGGGCGCATGAAGCCGCGCGTTTGAACAATTACGCGACGGCGCGGATCGGCGGTTCGATGGTCAGGACCGTGATCTCGCCACCGCTGAAAACGTCGCGGGTGCAGGCATAGGCCACCGCCTCTCGCGGAGATTTTCCCAGATCCAACGCGGCGAGAGCGAAGCGCCTGCCCGAACCCATTGCATAGGGAGGCGACTCATGAAACTCGCGCCCATACTGGTCGTAGGTCGTGAGCGTGCCGTCCGGGGAAAGCACGAGACAGCCGAAGGACTCGTCTTCCAGTCCCTTCGGCGGCTCGCCTCGATCTTGGTTTTCGAGCCACGCGACGACTGAATCATCGTTGTAGGCGTTGCCGGAGAAGGCGACGATGCGTCCGTCGCCGAGCTTTCTGATCTTGCGATAATCGTCCTGCGTGATGACGTCGCCTTCCGTCACGCGGCCATCGCCAGCCATGGAGCGACCGTCCGTCGCGATGGTGGTCACGCTACTTGCCCTTCGCCTTGAGCTTCTTCTTGTAGGCGATGAGTTTGGTGCGGTCGCCGGTCTTCTCGGCTTCGGCTTCCAGCTTCTCCAGCTGCTTATCGCTGTCGATCGGCATTGCGCCCGATCCCGACTGTGCCCGGTCCGGAGCCGGAGCCTTGCGCTTCTTCACCACCTTGATTCCCCCTTCCATGCGGGCAATTGCCGCGCCGAGCTTGATCGGGTCCTTGATCTTCGCCAGCTCGGCCATCTTCGCCGGGCTTTTGGACAGCGCGTACATGAACAGCGCCGGATCATTCGCGGCCTTCACCATCACGGCCTGCTGGACGAGATCGAGGGTGCTTTCGACCGCCGCTTGGGCGTCGTCGATATCGGGCAAGTTGAGCTTGGCCTTCTTCGCCTCGAACGAAGCTACGTCGGCCTGCCATTCTTCCTGGACTTGACGCTGCGCCTCGCTCTGGCGGGCCTTCTCGGCGTTGGCGGCGGATTCCTTCGCCTTCCATGCGTCAAGCTGCTTTTCGTATTCTTCCTCATCATAGCCACACTCGGCCATCGTCGGCTTCGGCCCGAGGTCGATCTTGTCTTCCGGCTTGGCGGATTCGCGCAGCTGGCGCTTCGTCTCGCGCAGTTCCGAGCGCAGCTGGCGAATGACGCTGCTGTCGCCCTCCTGATCATCTTCGACCGCATCGCCGAAGCTGATTAGCGTCGCACCGTCTTCGTCGCCGGAAGCGTCATCGTCAGCGGACGAGGCAGTATCGGCTTCGTCACCGCTCGTGTCGGTATCGTCCTCTTCGACCTCCGCCTGCTCGGTGTCGTCGATTTGCATGTCTTCGGTAAGATCGAGGGTTTCGTCTTCGTCTTCGACTGCCGCTTTGGGCATATCGGCTCTCCATGGTCTCGCCGGTTGCTTGGGAGGCCCGGCGGTTGCCTATGGCGAGGAGATTAGGACGCTCGAAACCCGCCCGCGTTTGAACAATTACGGCAGATGCTTTCTCACTGCATCGTGGACGGCCTTCAGCCGGTTGGTTTCGGCGTTGGCGGCCTCGATGCTGAGCTTCTGCGGCATATGGCGCGTATCGGCCTCGATGTTGTCCGCCTCGGCGACCTTCTTGCGAATGTCCGCGACCTTGTGCGCCGCTTCCAACCCGTCCGGCGGCGAAGGAGCAGCATCGGGACCGCCGATAGCCGTCGCCTGCGCTACCTTCAGCACCGTGTCCGCCTTCTTTTGGCCCGCGGATGCCAGTGCTTCCTCCGCCTTGGCAGACAGGAACTGCGACTGCGGGTCGGGCTGCTGGCTTTGCGCCGCCTCTTCAAGCTGCGCCTTCTCGTCGTCGTTCGGCTCGACCACACCCATGCCGACCAGCCGCTTGCGGACATAATCGCGCATATCACCCATGCCTTCGCCGTCCTGATTCATCACGGCGGTCAGGATCGCGACCTGTGCCAGCTCCATGTCCTGCGCCTGTACCGCGATCTCAGCGGTCGAGAGCATCGACTTGACCGTCTTGTCGCGGCGGGTGGCTGTGGCCTCCGTCACATCGACGATGACCTTGTATTTGCCTTGGCTGAAATCGTTGGTGATGCGGAACGCGCCGGTCGCGGGATCGGTATAGGGCTGGTGAAGAGTTGCCTCGCCGTCCTCGCCGTCCTCGCTCATCGTCTCGACCGCTCGGCCGGGCTCAAAATAGACCTCGCGGCTCATCGACAGATAGACCTCGCCGCCGCGCTGAACCGATTGCCGCATGTTGTCGAGGAAGATGCCCGACTTCGCATCGACGCGGGTCGCGGCAATGTCCATCGCCTCGGCAGACGTGTTGGCGACAACCTCGTCCGCACCGTCCGAAGTTTCGTCGTCGAGGTCTTGTCCGGCGATTTGCAACAGTGCCGCCGTCACCGGCTGCAGTTGCGGCGGCTCGACCTTGCCGATCGGACCCATCGCCGCAATCGATCCATCCGGATTATAGACCGGGTTCACCAGCGCGTAAGGATGGCGCTCCTGTTCCTGCTTCGACCAGAGATCGCGAAGCGAAGGCGGCATTTGCTCGGCGAGGAAGATCGGCTTCTCGCGCGGCGCCAATGCGTCGATCTCCGCCAGCTTGGACACGCGGCCGTTGTAGATGCGCTGGGCGTCCATGCGCTTCGACACGAAGCCCCGGAACCGCTCCTGGTTGTCGACGAACCAGCGCTTGCCATAGACCGGGACGATGGGGATGCAGTCACCAGCGATATAGCCGCAATCCTCAAGAACCTCCGCGCCCGACATGAGATACTTGCGGACCCGTTTGCGGACGCGCTTGATCGTCTCCGACTTCCAGCCCTTGGCCTTCAGCTCCTTGGCGTCGTCATCCTCGATCTCGTCCGACCACCAGCGCTGTTGCTCGCCGGAGAGAGTTTGCGTGAACACGAGAAGATCGTCGGGCTTTTCCTCGACCTCGTAATATTCCGCTTTCACCACGACGTCGGGTGTGAACCACTCGAAGATCGTCGTCAGCCGGTTCTCCGGCCAATCCACCGCCTTGCCGGGATAATCTTCCTCGAACGCTTCCACCGTATCGGCCGTGAGGACGAACGCGAACCGGGCATCCGACTTGTCGTAGAGCTTGGAATTGCCGTCGAAATAAACCCGCTGGTCCGCATCGACGATAATCAGGCCCGGATTGATCCTCTGCTCGTCCGAATCCTTGTCGTAGGGGTCGGCATAGTCATTGCACAGCCTGTAGGCACCGAAGCCACCGGCAACCGCTTCCTCGAATGCGTTGTCGAGCGCCTGCTGTGCTTTGAAATGGTAGGAGTCGGCCCGATAGATGCCGTCGAGCGTATCCGCCGTGTCTGTGTCGCTGTTGCCGCCAGCCGGGCGAAAATCGGGCGCGATGCGGTTCGCGCGGTAGTCCTGAACGATCTTGTCCACGCCCTTGGAGAGCTTGTCGATCTCGACCTTGATCGAATTGGCGAACTGGTCGCCCCACGGTCCTTCCCACATTGCGCCGGGGATGGAGATGAACCGGCGGCACATGAGCGAATGCGCGCGGATTTCGGCTTGCGGGACGGCGCACGCATCGAACCGCTTCAGGGCGCGGGCGTGGACCGCCTCAAGGCGCTTCGCATCGTCTTTGGTCGCGGGTGCGTCGTCCGTGTCTTCGGCCATGCCCGCGATGATAGCGGCGCGCTAAGGCCCAAGCGTTTGAACAGTTAGCGGTTGAAGGCGCTCGACAGCGACGGGATTGAGACCGGCGCGTCATTCGCGGCCTTGGGCTGCACCATGCCGGGGAAGAGATCGCTCAGCGCCCATATCAGCGCGTCGGCCCTGTTCGGGCTGTCGCCGCCGACATAACCGTGCGTCGTGAACGCCGTGAGCTCGCTTTCCAGCGCCGGGAATCGGCCAGCGTGCCTGATCTTGCCCTGCTCGTATAGCGCGCTGAACGGCTCGGCCCGCACCGCCTTGCCCCGACTCGCGTGAACCTGCCTGAACGGCGTCCTCGGCCGCGCCGTCTGGATCACATGACGAACCATCGCGCCACCGTAATTGATCT